TGCTTCCGTCGGTGGCGTAGCCTTGTATCTGTTTGCTGACTTGGTAGGTGTCGTTCGTGCCGCAGTTGAGGGTCTGAACCACACTGCCGTCAATGTAAACCTTAACCTCGGTTGATGTCTTGCCGGGCGTGTAAGCAGCGATGTCAACGGCTATGCTGTCATACAGACGCACCGTGCCGTTGCTGTTATCGTTATAGCGGATTGATACGATTGGCTCACTGCTTGATGCGTCAACGCACATAATGGCAGTGTAAATTGTGTTACCTTCAACACCTGACGATACATCAACGCCTTTGACTCGGATAGGATATGAGCCATGCGACAACTTCTCCCCACCACCAAACACGTTGCTCGGATTAATGGAGATGTTGTGGCTGTACTTGTCTGTAACGATAGCTGTGCCGAGGACTCGCCATTCGCCATTGTAGTACATCTCGGTCGTTACTTCGATTCCTTTGGCAGTTGAGATGTTGTTGGCGAACTTGTACATAGGTATGCTCTTTTCGTCAGTGCTACCAACTACGAGTGCATAGTCTGCGGCATAGTTCAATCGGTTCAAGCAAGTGCAAGTAACATCCACCGCATAGACGGTGACTGTCTTTGTCTTGGTGTTTCCATCTGCGTCTGTGGCTTGGATGATGAAGTCCTTGTTAGACGCTGACGTCATATAGTCTGTGAAGTCAAGTTCAAACTTGCGGTCGTTGGCAGATGAGGATGAGGATGTGTTGACAGCTGAACTCCACAACTCCATACCCGTTGTCGAGTCCAAAATGCTAATCGTGCGAATGGTGCCGAGGACTTCGGTGTCACCATCGTAGCTAACGCTCTTGATAGCGACTCCAAGTTTGATGCTTGCACCATAAGCGCCCCATACGGATTGGTCGCAGTAGATAGTCAAGATGCTACCGCTCTGCGCACCGATACCTGCTGAGCGAGGTATCTTGATGGCGTTGCCAACAGCACTTTGCTTGCCGTTCACTCCTTGGAACACATAGTAGTCGGGGTCCGCTTGCTCCTCGAAGTCAACAATGGCTTTCTCGTCAACAAAGTTGCTGACAGCACCGGAGTTGGGAACTTCCTTTTTCTTGTCGTCTGTGCTGAGGTCAATAGTGTCAGTAGAGGTTACGCTACCGCCACCGCTACCGAAGTCTTTCCACAAAGCATCGCTACCCGTAACGAAGTCATCCACGTCACCGCAGAACTGCTTGGTTTCCCAAGTGTGGGGTTTCGATGAGTTGTCACGCAAGTACGTGATGATGAGTCCTGCCTTTTTGTAGGTGATGCCTGATGATGTCTCATAGGCAAGCAGCTTTTCAATGGCTGTGCCGAGTGACATTGCATCGGTCGTGCCAACAAGTTTGTTGATGTTGATGACAGGCTCAGTGCCAGCTGACAGAGCTGCTTGGTCCAGCCAATTCTCAACCTTGAGAACTTCTTCTTCCTCAACGCTTGTACCGATATACTGATATATCTTCCATGAGCCTGCGGCTACCGCAAAAGTGATTTGCAAACCGAGCTTGGCTTTGTCCTCACTGACTACAATGCTTGGAGCATAGTATTTGGAGTCGTTGGGGTCCATGTTGTAGAACACCTTGTCGGGGTCAGGTGTCGGAACTTTGGTGGTGATGTTGAAGCAGTTGCCGACCTCAGCACTACCAACTTCGACAAGGTTGTTGTTGGTAGTGTCAATGCGATACAGCATATTGCCACGACGGAACAAAGTGTCTGTACGAGCCGATGGAGAACCTTCGCTGTCATACGTGTTGTAGTCGGGGATTGTATAGCCTGCTATCAGTTTGATGACATCGAAGTAAGGCACTCCTTCAGCAGTCTTTCTGAACCATACTCCGGTACGCGGAAGTTGAATGTTAGCAGTGGTTACGGGGAAGGAGCCACTGAACGGTACGATGCGTATGCCGTTCACACGGTTCTCGAGGTCAGTGGTGTCACCGAGAACTACGAGCTTGTTGTCAACGATGTGGTAGTACTGCGTACCAATGCGATAGATAGCAGTAGTGTTGGCATAGATGTCGGAATTGTAGTATTCGTCAGCAAAGCCATAGAAGTCAGTAGAGCCAAAGCTACGGAAGTAAACGCCATCTTCTCCGTTGTCGCAAAGCCAGACTCCTTTCGTTGGTTCTGATGATGTACCATCCCATTCGCCATCACAAGGAAGAACTTTGTCATATTGAAGCTCTCTTTCTGTGAGTTGTAAGCGACTCTCCAACTGCTCGGTCAAGTCTTGCAACTCCTGACCTTCGTCTCCGGGAAATGCGGTGGATGAAGTATGACCGAGAGCGAGATCAGAGCCAATGGTCACAAGTTTGCTACCGCTCCAACGATACGTCTTGTTGGTAGATGTGCAAACATAGACCTTACCACTGACGGGCAAACGACCGCCATTGTCAAGTCCACCAAAATCGGCAGCGTCAAGCCAACTACCATAGTAGAGGACGTTAATTGTCGGAGTAATGTCAATCAATGTTGATTGGTCAACAGACGCGGCAACCTTTGCAGATGTGTCTGAACTGTCAATCGTCTCCGCAGTCGTAATTTTTCTTGTAATCACTTGAAGCAAGAAACGATTGATGGCATCATCGTACACAACCTTGCAGTTGGTGGATGTTGACTTGTAACCTGCTGTCTGCGTATTGTCAACGCTGACTCCGCTTACTATGCTGCCGAACTCAATAACATCATCAACATAGCCGGGCAGATACTTCGAGGGCACTTGACCATTGCTATCCAATGGAGCAATACCATCCGAAACGCCAACCGAGTCTTCTATGTCGCTGACTTTTGATTCAACATCGGTCGTTCTTGTTTTTAACTTCTCAATCTCACTTGAGTTTGAGTTGGCAGTGGCATTGGCAGTGGTGGCGAGTGACTTCGCATCGGTTGCAGTTTGTTGAGCAGACGAAGCTATGCTCGTTGTGGCTGTAATCTGCTGCTGTAACGCATTGTCTTTGCTCTCACGAGTCGAAGACTCATCAGTCAAAGACGTGTCTGCATCGTCAATTAAGTCGCTGAATACCTTACCAACACGCTCTGCGGTGTTTTTACCCTCACTGACCTCATATCTGATGAGCTCAGCTTGGTTCTTTAGAGTGGTTTTATTATTAAGTCCCATACGGCATTAAAGTTTATCCAATTTTCTTTATCTTTACACCTCCTGATGCGCTTGTCCGCCCAACGCCAGAGCTTATCAAGCCAACTCGTTTGCAGTAGTAGATGCAATCTTGGAGGTACGAGTTCGCGACTTCGAGAGTGTCATTGTAGCACGCTGCCCTCTCTGCGGTAGAGATGTGTGAGGAGTAGTCAGATTCTTTCAGCACCATTCCATAGCGAGTGGGCTGGAAGTCTCCGACCATTACGTTCTTTGCGAATACATAGTAGGCTATGGTGGTCTTTAAGCCGACAAACGAGTACACATTCTCTCCGGACGTGTACGTACCACCATTTAGAAGTGTTTTATATTGCTCGTTGCTATCTTCTTCGTCTTGCAACAAAGCATGAAATAACTTATCACCAAGGACAGGACGGATATTCATCATCTCTGCTTCGGTGATGTACGCAAGCAGTCTGTCCGCAGCCATGTTGGGACCAAGCGGACGACCGACTTTGATAATCTCATCAGTTGTTATTAGGTGTTGTTTCATTTTCCAAGTCTACGGATTGATTGCTAACATACGGCAATGGCTCAATTTCATAATCCTGACTTGGATTGGCGACCTCAAACCATTTGTCGAAAATTCTTTTCAGAGCACGAGAAATCGTTCTTCTCTCTTTGTTCACAAGTGAGTTGTAGTATTCGTATGCTTCAGCCAGAACGGTGCCGCTAAAGCCAAGTTTTCCAGTTCTGATGCAGTACCATGGCTCTTGACCAAATGCGGAGTAGATACGCTCTACAACGCTCGTTTCTGTGCATGTGAATTTGGCATCATAGTTCTTGCCTTCAACGTTGACAAACTCGGGCTTATCGTCGTCGGAGTTGAGTGTAATATCCATGATCGAGCAACAATTCGAGTCTCCCTGAAATACGTCAAGGCTCTTGCTGAAATCATACTCGTCTTGCTTCTCAATGGTGTTACCATTCTCGTCCATTTCAAACTGAATGCCTTTCTTGTGAATGAACATTCCGGATAGCATGAAGCCATTACGGACGTTGCGATATTTCACGTTGTCAAGTCCCTCATCTGTTGACAGACAAGTGACAACCTTATCGTAAATTGGTTTGGGGTATTGATAGCGTCCATCCATGCTCACCCAAAGTATCTGACCTAAGTAGGCATCGATGCCGCCAGACTTCACAATCTGTGACATCACGACATTTTGGATGGGGTTGAACATAAATATCTTTTTGACAGTCTTGCGGTCAACTGTCAGCTTTTTGCCTTTTCGAGTGCTTTCACCCGTCCAGTCTGGGTGAACGTTGACATAGAGTACCTGACCATCTTCATCTTCTTCTTCGAGTCGGCAGTCTTGAAATGGGACGTGTTGCAACTCCACAATCTCGCAAGCTGCGTTGTAGTTGACGTGCAAAGCGAAGCCACGATACAAAGCGATGTCTTGGGCTAACAAGCGAAAGACATCATCTATGGTCTCACCTTTACGATTACACACATATTCGGAGAATTGGGTGTTACGCAACCCATTCCCTTCAATGAACGTCTGATAACGGTCAACGCAACCAGCACCGGTAGGACTATTCTGAACAATGTCATACATTCGCTGAGGGTACAGATTGTCTATACCATAGCTTTGTATGTTTAAGTTCATCAAATAGCTGGTATCGATGCGCTTCGGTGGTCGTATTACGTTATTGGCGTTCATTGCTGAGATTGGTGTGATTGGGATTGGTTATACTTAGCTTTCTAAGTCGAGCGCCTGTTCCTCTGTGACAGTCGGTGCTGTCTCTGCTGTTGCAGTAGTGGACTCTTTGGTGCTTTTCTTAGTGCTTTTCTTCTTAGCAGCAGCGACTTCGGCTTTGAGAGCGTCATTCTCTGCGAGAGCAGTTTCAAGGCTTGAGTTGGCTCCGGCTAACTCGCTGGTCAGACTTGAAACTTTGGCGTCAAGGTCAGTCTTCTCTGCTTCGAGTTCTGCAACACGAGCTTCGAGTTCTGCAATCTTGTCGTCTTTTTCGTTAGTCTCCTCTGCGGGAGCAGTTTCTTCAGTTTGTGCTGAGCCGATGAGTTCTTCCCAATTAGAGGGGAGGTAAGAGAACATCTTGCTATTGTCTCGGTTCATGGTCAAGTAGCGAATTGCAACCTCATTGGTGAGATTGGCATTTGTGTACGCCACAGACGAGCCAAAAAATGTGATGACAGCACCGGGCTTTAGTTGGAAATCTGATTTTTCGGGCATTTGCTTGTCTCGGTTTAATTTGGTTGTTATTTCGATGTACGCATCTCGATAGCAATCACTGCAACCTTTGTTGGTGATTTCTCTACCAAACAGCGTGAAGTACAAACTATCGAGGAATGATCGGTCAAGAGTTGAAAAGCCGTCGTCGAAACGGCTCTTCATTTCTCTTAACTGATTGGTGACAGACTCGTAATCCATAGCGAAAAATTATGAGCCTGAGACGAGGGATGTCAGCGCAGTGCGTGTTGCAGATACGCTGTTATTAAACAAGTAGATAGCAGGCGAGGGAGCGTTACTCTCTTCCAATGTGGCAGACCAGCCACCATCAGTCTCTTCTGAATACTTTTCGTCAGCAAGAGCCGTTGCAGACATACCTTGCTCAAAGCCATAGACTTGGAACGTGTTTTTGCCATCCTTGCCAGCAAACTGGTTCTCAAGGACAACCACGAACTTGCCATTGGCAAGAGGGTCAATGATGTCACGAACGACCTCTGGGCCGTTGTCAAGTATCACAAGACCGACGGACTTCGTAAACTTGTTACGATATGTGCCAGATGCTATCGCAGAGTTCGTACCCGTGAAAGGTGTCTTTCCGGGTACGTACACGCGATATGCTTTTTTGCCAGTCTGCAATACCAAATTGGTCAAGATGTATCGGTTGCTCTCGTCGCGAACACAAGCGTCAAAGTCTATATCATCGTAGTTCATGATATAGCCAGTGTTCTTGATACCCAACACACTCGGGTTGGTGCAATCGGCAACAAGGTCTGCCGCCAATTTGAAATCGCAACTTTGAGTACTCATATCTTAATCCTTTTTAGTATGCAACTTGAATGAGGGCGTCCTCACCAACGAGGGTGCCGATATTCGACTGAGCAAAAATGTGGTTCAAACGAGTAACATCGTCGAAGGTTACGCTGACATCGCTGATAGCGTCTTTGGCAGTTGTGCCTGCAAAGAGGTTTTGGGGCGATGTGAGGATAGCACGGTGAGGACAGTTCAGCGATTGGCCGTTGTCTTCGTACTTCTTAATCATGCGATCCCAATTGTCAAGGACGATGATATTGTGACCATCGTACTGCGACATCTGGATGCCGGCTGTTACGTTATCGACGGTGAGCTGGAGATTGTGCAGACGTTTCACGTCATTGCGCAGAGCCTTGAACAAAGAGTTGGTCATCATGATGGCATGATCTTCCTTATCAAAGATTCGAGAGTCTGCGTCTGACAAGAGGTCGTCTACGATGCCGATGGCAACACCTTCCTTGCGGATGGCTTCCTTCTGAGCAGCATAGGTGGTCTCTGCGTTTGCGTCAATCGTTGTAAGCTGATGAGGATTGGCGGCAGCGATTGCTTTGAAGCGTTTGAAGAAACCGTCACACATGGTGAACAGCTTCGGGTCAATACCTGCGGTGAGCAGACCGCTGTCAGCGATATTCTTGGCGTCTTTGTCACCGAAGAAGGTGATACGCCAATACATATCGGTCATAGCACGTTGGAGTAGAGGAATGAGGATTTCATTCCAATACGGAGTGTCGGTAAGGTTACCGATGTTCGTGCCCCAATTAAGGCCATACTTGGCGAGGGTGTTCTCCAACTCTTCGTAGCACATCTTGAGAGGGATTTGCCACGGACCGAGTTCCCATGTCTTTTCAATGCCGTTGACATTGACGTTTTCATAGGTCGGAGAACAGCCGGACTGATTTTTACCGACATCGCCCATGTCATCGATGTACCCAAGCTTCTGGCCATTGAAGATACCAGTCTGCTGAGTCATCACGAGCTCAACGTCGGGGTCGTTGAACACGGTGAGGAAAAGGAGTTCGCCTAAGTCCCTTAACGCACCATTGTCAACGGTAAACTGATTAAAATTCATAGTTCGCTGTTTTTTTGTGGTTAATAGTCAGGTTTCGTTTACTTGTTGCGAGCAGCACGTTTAGCGTCTGCGGCAGCTTTTTGTCTGCGGATAGCAGCCTGAGTTGTGGACTCACCGGTAGTGCGAGTACGGGTGCCACGGTTTTCAACGAAACGACGGTTTTGAGAAGTGAAGGCAGACTTTGAGTCGAGGACTGAGTTGAGCCAGCTGATACCACCAGCTTTGCTAACTTTAGCAAGGATAACCTTCTCGTTAGCAGAGAGCACGCGAGCGCCTTTGCCTTTGAGTGCTTCAAGCTCTTCCTTGAGTTCTTCGTTCTCTTCGGTGAGTTCTTCGTTCTCGGTTTCGAGTTCTTCAACTTTCTCTACGAGTTCGTCCTCGTCAAGACCTTCGTCGGTGACATCGCCACCTTCGGGAGCATTGATTTCGGTGATAACACCACCCTCTACGACAACTTCAGTGCCATCATCGAGGATGTAGGTACCATCGGGAGAAGCAGCGTCACCAACTTGGGGATCGCCATCTTCACGCTCAACTGTGAATTCGGTGCCGTCAGCTGCGGTAACAACCTGAGCACGCATACGGAGGTCGGAGATTCTTTTGAGTCCGGCCAAAGAAAGGAGTCGCTTGAGAGCGCTCTTCTCAACAGTAACTTTTTTCTTGTTCATTGTTGTTGATTTTGAATGAATATTAAAGGTTCGAGTTTTGAAAGCGGTGAGAGGGGGCAGAGTTTTGCTTATGAAGCCCATTTCCATCGCCCGTTCGGATGAGATATAAGTATCCTTATCCATGAGCGCTTGGAGCTCGGTTCTGGTTGACGTGGTTCTCTGAACATACAAGTTCAGTATCTTTTGCTGTTCTTCACGCAAAGCGTCAACTTGGGTCTTCAACTGCTCGATGTTGTTTTCCAGAGCATCAGCTGTCAAACGTGTCGGATAATCAAGTTCGGGACAGCCAAGAGCAGGATTGTGGATGCAGAAATGAGCGTTCTTGCAAGCGTAACGTCTTTCAAGGGGGGCAGCAAGCAAGATGATGGTTGCCATAGAAGAGCACTCGCCTTCAACCGTGCAGGAGATGGTTTTCTTAGAGCGGCGCAGTTTATCATGTATCGCCCATCCCTCTATACAGTCACCACCACGACAATGAATGCGGATGTCAATTTCATTGTCGTCTTTATCCATTGCACCGATGAATTCATCGATGTCTTTGAAGCAAACACCATCGATGCCTTCCCACATTTGGAGTTGAATCTTTTCATCTTCTCCAACGATGTCATTGTATATTTTGAGAGTAGCCATGATGTATTGAATCTTTACTACAAAATTACTTGCAATCAAAACATAACTTTAATTATATTAAGCAATTAAGCTGAACTATACGGTTCACCTACATTCGTCTGCTCCACTTCTGCATCGTCGGCAAAAACTTTAATTTTGTTCCATATAAATCATACTTGGAACATCATGTCAAAAGTCATTCATGTACACATATTCTCTCGCCCGAGAGGTCAACGCAAGGACTATTACTTCTCCAGCATCACTGCCGTTTATTCGGTGCTTACAAAGGAGGAGATTGGAGCCAGTAAAAACTATCTGCTTCATGCCGGACTGAGTGGCAACGGTAGCCTAATCACCAAGAAAGCAATCATCAATCAGTCCGAACTAATCTCCAATCCACGTCAAATAAAAAGAGCGCCTGAAACAGACGCTCTAAACGAATAAAAGATGATTTGCATATTTGATAACACTCAGACAGCCTTAGCCTACATGGGGCTGCTGACAATAGTTGACAGCATTTTCGAGTAGGCTAAGACTATCTTGTGCATCCTTCAAACATAGCTGGAAAAACTCCGGTGCAGGAGTCGGCAGATTGTACATCGGCTTACCATCGGGGTAAACCAAGTACGGGTCTATGCGCCTGCCTGCTTGTTCTTCGGTGTCGAACAATACGACATCCAACACTGCGAATACGTTACGGACATTAAAGCCGCATCCGTTTATGCCTTTCTTTGGTCCAACGTAGATGTGGTTCTCAGAAGCAACCACCCACTTTCCTTTGGACTCTTTCATTTTCTTTTCGATGATGGGAATGCACTTATGCAATTCTACAATCATTTGCTCTGCGTTCAACATGTTCTTTTTGGTTTAGTTAGTTTCGTTAACGGCATTGATAATTCTCTGTTTCAGTTCATCGCTGATTTCGATGTTCTCGTACTCCTCGGTCTCTGGGTTGTAGGATGAGATTTCAAGATCCAGTCTATCCATCCAACCATCGGAGTCTTGCAGTTCCCAACCGCCACTTGGCGGAGTCCAATAGTCACCACTATCGTAGGTGTCAGCATAGCTGTAATCAACGTGCATATATGCAAGGGCGAACACATCTGCATCATCAAGTCCAGGAATGCCATCCATGCAGAGTTCAACCTCCAAATCATCGCTTCCTGAGCAGTACGGATAGCAGTGACCTTCTTCATCTTCGTAGCCTTCAAGCCCCTCACCATCGCTCACGGGGTCCTCAATGAGTGCTTCCAGCTTCTGCTTTGCGTCTGCGATGATAAACGCAATCTGTTCTTCACTTAGGTGCTGCATAGTGGTACTCGGTATCATAGACATACACTTGGAACGATGCTTCTACGTCCACGCCATCTTCGGCAATTAGGACTTGCTCGTGTCCGATTTCAACTCGTGCTGTGACATCATCTCTGTGGTACGGCATGTACAGGTTGTCATACAAGTTGACACCTTCTACAAAGCCATCAATGAAGTCAAATGCGTTGGCGATGTAGCCAAACATATGGCCACTGACTAACTCTCCTTTTCTGTCGTATATGCTTACTCGTATCATAACGTCCAAATCTTTTGGGGTGAGTATCTTATTTGCTTTCTTCTTGTGCTTTCAGTTCTTCAGCGAACTCGGTGGCGAATTTCTCTTGCCAATTCGGTAGGCTGTAATAGTATCTCGGGTAGTCATAACCTTCTGCGTCGATGATGAAGCATCGGTCATCGGGGAGCACAATGGCTGCGCCTATCTGGAAGATTGTCTTTTTCTGTTCTTCGGTCATCTGATACCAGCCAATGTTATCGGGCGTATCTTCGGACTCGCTTCCTCCAGATAGACCCTCCTTTTCGATTATCTCGCAGAGGTCTCGGTAACTCGGGAAGTGGTCTACCTTGACAACCTTTTCGATTTTGAGCAGTAGCGGGCGATGACGCTTGTCTTTGCTGAGGAACACCAGCTCCTCTAAGTAGCTACCATCACCTTTCATTCCCGAGCAGGATGCCCATACGAACTGACCTGCTTCTACGGGAACCGGACAACCATTAGATTGCCATTCGTCAGCTTCCAGCTTGTGCGCATAGTAGCGTGTGTGCTCGTGCATGTACTGACGTTGCTCAATCAGCTTCTTTGCAGTGTATTCTGCGGTTTCTACGGCTCTTTGACCGAACTTCTTGATGTAGGCAGGTCTGCTGAGGGGCGACATTACGCCACACCATCCACAAATGCCTGATAACTCGTTGTCGCCATTGTAATCGGCTAACTCTTTCTCGTCTGAGAAAACTTTGACCAGTCTGTCGGTCAAATCATCGATTGTTACTTTCATATCTGTCTTACATTAACGTTACGGCTCTGAATGAACGGAAGGCTTGCTTTTCAACGTCCCAGAAGCAGATAA